CTCCCGGCTATGAGATTGATGCCAAATAAAATAATAAAAAGTGACTAGATGAATCAAACTAATTCTACTTTTGACTCAATGCTGAAGGCAGCAATAAGTCGTGACTCTGATGGTGCTACCGATACGATGATTATTCATGCTCATCTATCACAGATGAAGATGTTTGGTATTCGTCAGGGTGTTGAGTTTTATCCTGAGCAGGATAATTTTGGATCACAGAGATATGATTTTATACAGCAAGTAATTAAGTTTAATCAGCTTGATGCCAGATTAGATTCCATATGGGATCATTTTCTAGCTTTAGGAAAAGGATTATTTTATATTCGTCCTACTGAAAAAACCTATAGACTTTATTGGTTTGATAAAAATTCCTATAGAACTTTTTATTCACCAGAAGGAGAACTTGAAGAAGTAATAGTTATCTATCCTTATAAAGTTAAAGCTAATAGAGGTTTTGGTGGATCTCAGATTGGATTGAATACAGATAAGAGATATATGCGTCTTCGTATCACAGCAGAAAATATCGAAGAAGTGCATAGTGAACAGGAGTTAAGTTTTGATGGACCACAGGAATTTAGCACTCTGAATAAAAAAACAGTAGTCAACACAATGAAGTTTATTCCTTGTGTAGAAGTGTTTAACAATCCTGATGCTTTTGGTACTGATGGCAGTGGTGAATTTGATTGGATAGCAAACCAGATTGTTGCTCATGATGAAATGGTTAAAAATATTAGAGCTAACCTTTCATTCTTTGGTAATCCAACTTTACTATCTTCTCGTCCAAAACAAGACATTGTTGAGAGTAGTAAGGATGCTCCACCACAAAGACCAAGTATTTCAAGTCAATCAGGTTTTACTTCTGATTTAAGTACACTTCAATCCACATATAAACAAGATCCTGTAACAAGAAATCCAGCCGGATATATTGGTAGTCCAGGTGGAGGAATGAGAGTTCCAAGAGTTATTGCAAACTTGGAACCTACAGATCGTGTTGGTTTTATTACTCCTAATGCAGTAAGTACAGATCAATCCAGATATGTTGGACAGCTAAGAAGTGAAATAAGATTAGCTTTAGGTGGTATTGATGATATATCAATTAGTAATGTAACTGCAACAGAAATAAAATCTGCATATGGAAGAGTAAGTGCAACTGCCAGAAAGAAATGTTTACAGATATATGAATATGGAATCTGTAGATGTTTCGAATTAATGATCTTCCAGGAAGAGCAGATATTCCGTCAGACATTAGCAGCAGCTTCCGGTATTAAATATCCTGAGTTACCTGTAGAAGAAACTCCTGAAGCAATGGAGAAATATGAGAAACAGAAAGTTAATTATGAGAAGAAATTACAGAAAGCGATTGATGTTGCAAGAGAAACAAAAGAGATTCCAGATGGTGTTCATGGACTTGCACCTGATGGTGATAGAACGGTAGCTTGGAGATGGATGGGACCTGTGTACGAGGATACGGCACAGGATAAAGTTCAGCAATCTATATTCTGTAGAAACCTACAAGAATTAGGTGTTGATAGCATAGAAGCACTGAAGTACTTATTTCCATCCAAAACTGATGATGAAGTTGCCGGTATGTTATCCGGTTACCCATTCAGAATGGTAGGACAAGTACAAAGGGCTTATTCTCAATTCCTTGATTTAATTAATCAAGAAATGAGAACACCACATCCGCAGCAACCGGATATTCCGATGGCTGCAGATCCGAGATTAGATCTCACCCCTTTCCTATATCGAACACTAGAATCACTCCAAAAGGAAGTAACTTATGCAGGCCGATACCGTAATGCCGACCCAATCGGCACCCCAACCATCAGCGACCCCACAGAGCAGCTACGGGGCTCCAGTTTCACAAACAGCAGCACAGCAGCCAGCGGTGGCAACGACTCCACAGTGGGTGGCCCCACAACAGGCAGCGGTGGCACCAGCACCACAAGTGCAAGCCCAGATGGGGACAGTGGCACCCCAATACAACCCTACACAATACGCACCCCAGAGCAGCCCATCGGCTCCTCCAGCGGAGAACCCATACAAGGACGCATTCAACAGGGTGGTAGGGCTCCTGAGTTCACCAGTTCAAATCCCCTTCCTGGGTCAACAATCTCAAGCGACACCAGAGTACGGCCAGGCGAACTACAGTTCCCCACAAGCACCTTCGTACAACAACCAGGGTCAGCAGATATCGCAGCCTTTGAACGGGAGCAACCAGGCATACTCCAACAACTCTTCCCAAACTTCGCAGGGAATCAGCGACCAGCAGCTCCTAGACAACGGAGTAAGTCCAGAAAGTCTTGAAGTAATTAATCACTTTGGTCCAGATGCTCCAGCAGTTTTAAATAACTATGCAGTGCAGATTGAAGATTCTTTAATAACAACAAACAATCAGCTACAGGAAGCTGTTGGATTATTAAAAGAGATTCAGGCAGAACATCAGTCTTATGAGCAGATCTTAACTGATCCAGATGTACTAGCTGACTATACTTGTGAATTCTATGGTCCTAATGGTCCTTATCCTGTAGAAGATGAGCCAGCAGGACAAGTGGTAGGAAACCAAGGAATAACACCAGAACAGCAGGCAGCTGCATTACAACAGCAGCAAGCTGCAGCAGCACAACAACAGCAACAGTTTGCACGTCCACAAATGCCAGTTCCTCCACAGCCACAAGCTCAGGAGAATACAGGTGATTTCTGGAACAACTTTGGAAACTTAGCTGACAAAGATCCTGCTAATGCATGGAGATATCTAAATCAGGCACAGCAAACACCTGATATCTTCAGAAACAAGATGTTAGTAATGGAATAATCTTTTAGATTTAGACGACATAAAATAAGGGGAGTAGTAATACTCCCTTTTTTATTAGGTACTGAAATTATGATGGGAAAGAAAAGAATGGCAGGTGATGCTATGCGTACTGCATTCGGTGGTGGAGCAATAACAGGTGATAGTGCAGATCGTAGAGAACCAACAGAAAATATAACTGTAGGTAATCCAATGGCTGCTCCAATGGCTGCTGACTCTGTTGCAATGCCACAAGATTTACAAGCTGGATATCTGGCTCTAAATAGATTTGGATCGCCATTACCAATACATGGTTTAGCTACACCATCAAGAACAAGTATGGCAAATATGATGCAGGATCAGAACTTTGCAGCATATCACAGAGCAATTTTAGGTGCTCGTAACCCAGCAGGTATGATGCAGGTTCCTATGGGAGGAATGCGTTAATGATGATGGATAATAATCGCAAGGAAGCTTTAGGTAAAGCAACCAAAGCGAAACAAAAAATGATGATTGAAGCTGAGATGATGAAACAGCTACAACCAACAGTACCTGAAGTGACTGCAGATAATATTGACTTACAACCTATGATTAACCCTAATCCTAAGCCAGGAGGCCCTGTAGTTAATCCAAATGTATTTAATGCAGGTAATCTATATCCAGGTATTTCAGGCAACACTAAACTTGCTGCAACCTGGAATCCAATGATGGATCCTGCGGAAGGTTAAAATTTAGGTAAAGCAGGAGTAGACTTTACACCACCTGTTGACTCAGGAAGACTAGGAATTGAACTGCCAATCTGATCTTTAATAAGATCTTGAGCCTGTTCCATAATGTAAGCTTTTATTTCTTCCTGTTTCTTTTCATTAGTAAGAGTTAGGTAAGTATATCCAATTAAACCAATAACAGCACTAGAAGAAACAAAGGAAATGATTGCTATTGCATCAATTACTTTTCGCATTTTTAAAGAGATCTTTTCTATTAGTATAGATTAAAATTTATATATGGCACAAGACGATTCCAAATATACTAAGCCCGGTCTTAGAAAAAGAATTTTTAATCAGGTAAAGGCAGGATCTAAGGGAGGAAAACCCGGTCAGTGGTCTGCTCGTAAAGCTCAGATAGTTGCACAGAAATATAAAGCACAGGGAGGAGGATATAAAGGTGGTAAAGGTAAGAAACAAAAAGATCTCAAGCGTTGGGGTAAAGAGAAATGGATGACCAGAAAAGAGTATGAAAGTAAGAAAAAATGAACACAGTATCCTGGGCTCTGAGACTTATCTTCGTAGTAGTTCTTTTTGAATTATTTATAGTTGCTGGCACTGTAGTCAGCTGTTTTGAGACTGACTCATGCGATGATAATGATAGTAACAATATAACTTTAATACTTAACAGCATTGCTGCAAAATCATTTGCATTATATGCAGCTGAAAAAGGAAGCTCTGCAAAATTAAATAAATGAAACCAAAGGTAACAATCTTATTAAATAAGACAGTTTCTGCTGTGGGTAAGGCATGTCCTACGGCTACAAAAGATGTGGATGAAAATATAAAAAATAGAAACTGGACTATAAAGAATCATGGTTATGGTCCATTGAATCCTGCTTTTCCAGATCCCGGATTCTGGGAGAAGAAAGCTAAATTATGGAACAGTAATGTAGAGACTGTAAAAACTGCTTTATGTGCCAACTGTTCTGCTTTTGATCAGACTGACAAAATTATTGATTGTATTATTGAAGGTATAAATGAAACGATGGCAGCTGATCCATACGATGTTCAGGAGAGAGCAGATTTAGGATACTGTCAGTTGTTTAAATTTAAATGTGCAAGTGCCAGAACATGTGACGCTTGGCTTTATGGAGGACCTATTACAGACTAATGGAATCAACTAAAGGTAAGATCGAAAAGATCGTCGGTGAATTAAAAAAAGCTTCTAAGCTGCATGCAGGACAGGCAAAGAAATTGGAAACAATTCTTTCTGTGATGGGATCTGCAGAGAAAAATGGCTGATAAAGCAATAGAGCCAGGTAAAAAGAGTACTGAAAGGTATCTGCCAGAAGCAGCTTGGAAGGCCATGTCTAAAGCTGAAAGAAAGAAAACTGATGATAAGAAGAAAAGAGAAAGTAGAAAGGGAAAACAGTTTGTAAAAAATACTAAGAAGGCCAGAGAAGCACGTAAGAAAGCAAGTGCAAGAGC